AAACTTCTATCATGAGCAACTCTATCTTCTTTAGATAAACTTTCTACATTTTTAATAGTTCATCTTCTTTTGAAAAATCTTAACCAATAATCTAATCTTTGGTCTTTTATCGTCATTGTGCGACAATTTATAAAAAATACTTTATTGTCTATTCATTTTCTAAATACCTCTATATCCATTTCTATAGGTTTCCTATTTTTTCATAAACTATCTAATATATAATATTTTTTAGCAGTAGGAGAATAGAAATAAGTTAGAAAGTGTCATATAACTGTATGAGTAGAAGTGTCTCTAGTAATTTCTTTTGTAGTAATAATTAAATCCTCATTCATATCTCTGTAAAATCTGCCTGCAAATTTTAACCCTATTCAGAAAGCATTTCAGTTTTTCAACATAGTTTCAAATTGTTTTGAATATCATGATATAGTAATTAAATCTAGTTCTATCTTATATGTATCATAAATGGTTTTCTTAACCCATTTAGATATGGTATCAGCATAAGCCCCCCATGAAAATAAAACCTTATCTTCTTTAGCTTTTTTTGTAGCAGCAACTAAAACTTTATTTTCTATCGTAATCCAGTACTGTATTTGAAAAATATGAGCCCATACATATAAACTACAAGAAGCTCATGTTAGTTTTTCAAGTGTTTGATTATATATAATAAAAGCTGACTTAAGCATAATTTAATTTATTAATAATTAGTTTTTCATTTATTCCAAGGAATACATCATTTATTAGCTTCACTTATTTTTCTTCTATGTTCTTCTGAAAATGTTTTTCATAACATCCCATTTCTTCATTTATTTTCTCTATCTTGCATATTATCTTTATGTGTTCAAATCCAAAGATTTGAAACCATATTATTTAATAGTCAGTTAATTGTCTTTTCGGAATAATGACAGACAGATAAAGAACTATCTATATCAAAATTTAAAAAAGCTTGAGCAACTAATCTATGAACAAAAAAATGTTTTTGTTTTTTATTTTTACTTAAATTAACCCTACTATATACTTTTTTTATATGAAATTTTCTTATTCTTTCTTTGTTTCTCCGCTTTCAATGTATTAAACTTTTTATCCTCCCATAACTACTAACTTGATATAATCATTCATATCATTTAATATCTTTCCATATTTCCATTTTATCTAAAATTAAAGCACTAATACAAGTAGGCTAGTTTGCATAGAAACCTACTCATATTAATGCTATAATTTGCAAACTATTTAATTCTATGCTTATCTATTATATACATAAATTAGTAAAAGTAAATTTTGATTATACCATTTAAACATAATTTTATTTTAAAACATTAAAAGTATCTGTAAGTTGTATATTTCTAACTACTCAATTATGTATTTTAATATGTATATCTGATTCTATAGTACATCTTCAAATATCTAAAGTTGGGTTAGCTGGAAATTTAACATCTATTTTAGTTAATCAATTAGTTTCTTCTAAAATTATATCATTAAATTGAAAAGCCCAATCAGGATTAATAATTCAATTACAATATATTTTAAAATAAAAATCAGCTATTGTATTAATTCTACTATCTCTATATGAATATAATAATTGAAAATCGTCTGACTTTGAAACATCTTGAAAATCTAATTTTTCAAATTTAATAAAATTATTTATAGGAGCATAATGATAATAAATATGTTCTATACTATACATAAAGAAAGTAATAACACTTCATATTATTAACCATAATCCTATATTTAGAATATTATGAGTTACTTTTTCTTTCATCATGCAATTTTAGATAGTAAACTTTCTGTAAATTCTTTAGATACTTCAATTCATAAAATAACTGCAGCACTTCCACTTCAAACTATATCAAATATCATAGGAACTTCTAATCAATTTAAAAATCAATATAAATGCATTCATAACCATACTATAAAAAATACACTTCAAAATACTTCTTGTCTTTTTAATGTTATTTTTTTATTTGTAATTACTCAGACTATAAATCATATTATAAATCATAGAAGAATCAATATTATTTGCTCAATAGTCATTTGTTATTTAGTTATATTATATCCTTTCCCCCAAGCTACCCACCCTCAAATTCTTACTCAAAGATAATACATAACCCTCTTTAATATAAATACATTACATAATTTTAGTATATTGTAAAATAAATCATCACAATCTACTCTTTCTTTTGTCTTAGTAGAATATAGATAATCATGGATAACGGCACCGATTAATGTATCTGTAGCCATAGGAGTACCTATAATATAAAACACTCTTGGAATAGAAGCTCAGTTAAATATGAATCACTTAGGAATATTTATAGTAGGTCATTCTCATTTAGTAATAATATAATATGTAAAATTTTCTAATAATACCCATTTATTTCTTCAAATAGGAGATATTTGTAATCTTTCATATATTGATATTAAAGCTTCTCTTTCCATTATATTATTATTAATTTAAAATTATTACATTGGAAACATAAAAAATCCAGCACTAGTATTTCAAGAACCTGCTGCTTCAACAGCTGTAAAAGTTCAACTAGAAGTAAATGTATGTATTGTTTGTCCTAATACTGTAGTAATAGTTCCTCCTGTACTATCAGTTGAAACTCAATCACTTCAATCGGTAGCGTAAGAAATTATGATTATTCAATTTCAACCATCTCATCAAGTTCCTCAATTATATCAAGCCCCTCATCCACCTCATCATAATCAATCAGTTCAAGCACTTCAATTTCAATCATTTAAGTGATTTCAATTTCATCATCATCCATTACCTCAATCTCAAGCTATAGAAGTGCTAAATGAAGCTCATCAACCTCATCATCAACCTCAATAGAAAGTACTACTTCACGATATTGAATTGGCTATTCAATTTCAACCATCTCACGATTGAGCCGCATCTCAAGTTCATCAAACAGCTCAAGCTCATCATCAACCTCAAGGTGACCAAGTATTACCTACGCCATCAAAAAATGCAACTCATCAATTATATCATTCTCAACTTATTCAAGTTCAAAATGCTCAAGTTTCAGGAGCAGCTCATCAACCACTACCTCAATTTTTTCAAGTAACACCATCAAAATATCCTCAACCTCATCAACCACTAGTAGATATACTATTAAAAGAGGAATTAGTTCAGTTAATACCTTGTGCAGAAGCTGTTCATCAATTTCATCAAGTTCATACTGTTACTGTAAGAGCTCCAAATGATATTGAAGAAGAAGCTTCATATTTTAATCAACCAGCTCATCCTCAACCTCACATAGATCCTCAACCTCAACCTCATCAAGATATTATTAATGCTTTTACATTAGCCATAATATTTTATTTAAGAAATAAATTATGCTACTCATACACATCTCCATTTTGAAGTAACTGTATTCCAAGCAAATACTACATCTAATCTTGTACTTATTACTGTTGTACTTGGCAATGTAACTGTAGAACTTTCAAAACTAGCTCCCCAAGTTATTGCTCTTGCTGTTCAATTATCAGTAATATCGACTCTTAACATATCTCATTCTACTGGAGTTCCTGAAAGATTAGTAGTAAATGATGTTATTGCTTGCGCTAATCATACAATATGTACCACATCTGTATTATCAGTATTTATTGTAGGAATAGCTGCTTGTGTAATTGTGGGAGCTCTTTTTGTGTTTCTCTTATTAGTTACTGTAACAGTATTAGTTAGTGTACTAAAATCATCATCAGATAAAGCTATATTAAATTGAGCTGTTGTTCAAGTCAATGTATTGCTTGTAAGATTAATAGTTTTAGTAGTTAATGTAGCTGTAGCACTATTTTTTGTAGCATCACTAGTATTATCTACATTTCATAATCAAACATTTGTTGCAGTTACTGAATGTGGATTAGTAGTTGTATCTGCTATATGTGAATCTATTTGAGCGTGTGAGTTAGTTCAAACATCTGATAATCAAGTATGCGACCTATTAGTAATTTGTGTAATATTGTCTAAAGTAATATCATTTGGAACTTGTGCATCTGTAACAGCTCAACCTAAACTAGATAAAGTTAAGTTTGCTTCAACAACATCAACATCAACTTCATCATTTCAAGTATCATCTGTTATTGTAATTTTAGAACTTCAAGCATTTAATTTCTTAAATTCTAGATCTACTCAAGTTTTTTGTTTAAATACTCAAACTCAAGCAGTTCAAACATTAGAAGCAGTATTAGTTTCTCAACCTCAAGCTGTAGGTAAGTTTCAAACTTGTACCATTTTCTTGTTATTGGCATCAGCGCTATCTTCTATAATTATCATATCTCAAATTACAGGAGTTCATTTTTCTGTAATTACTGATATTTCAGCAGCTACATTATCATGGATAGCATTTGTATCTGTTGTACCAAAACTTAAATTATCTATAGTGTCTAATGCTTTTTGTACATCAGTATCAGCAGCACTTAGATTATTATTAAAGTTTGTTATATCTGTTTCAGTATTTAATGCTGAATTATCTATAAATTCTAAAGCTGTTTCTCAAGCATTAGCTTGTAATATTTTATTAGCTTGTCATACATAACTACTAGGTACATCTGAAAGTGCTGTAAAATCTGTTACTCATCAACCACCTCAACCTCATCAAGCTATAGTATTAGGTATTTTACCTCTTAAATCTTGTGTATCTATTAATACATTTTCATTACTTTTAAGTGTAAATGTGAATCTAGCTATTAGGAATCAAACAGTAGTATAAAGGGCAGGAATATCATATACAGACTGATTATCTGCATCATTTACTGCATCTGTAGGAGAAGCAAAAGCATAACTACCTGTAGGTAAATTAGCCATTAAATGACAAGTCGTTCAAGTCTTATTTTGTATTCCCCAAACTACTATTGAATAAGAAGTATTGTTTAAACTTACTCATAAAGCATCTAATTGTTCAGCTCATAGATTTGTAACTTCTTTAAAAGCTGTAGTAGAGTCATTAACTATATGTAATGTATCTCAACTAGCCATATCTAAAGCTGGAAATACTTGGTCGTGTAATTGATAAACTACTCAAGAAGTATTTGCTATTGTTACTGTATCAGGTGTTCAAGTTCAAGTTCAAACTATAGCAGCACTTCAAGCAGCTCAACTTCTCCATTTTGGTGGCTCAAGTCTAAGCCTTTCTGATATATGTAATAAATGCCCATTATCTCAATCTGATTTTATATGATCATTTACATTTTGATTAACTAATGCTCAATCAGTAACTGTTGCTGTAGCACTTCTAACTACTATATAAGCAACTTTAATATGTTCAGAAGCAGGAAAATCTGTTGTACTAACTGTTAGTACTTTAGTAGATAATGGAATATATATATAATTTTCTTGTGGATTAGTGTCAGTTCATTGTGTAAGAGTGATAGTTAAAGCAGGAGTTACATCTAATATAGTTAATCCATCAGAAAAAATCATAGTTAAATCATTTGTAAGATCTGCATTTACTAAACTACCTGTAATAGTAGCACCATCAGAAGCTATAGTAAATTTTAAACTTTCTCTAAAACTTCAATCAAAAGCATCATTAAAAGTGTTTGATACAAAAGTTGTTTGATTTACTCAAATTGTTCAATCAGCAGCGGCAGTTTCTACTATACCCATTTCTATTGAATAGTTTGGAAATACAGGCTTTGTTTGAGTAAATTCTCAAGCATTTGTTGGAGATATATATATTGGCTCTCAAGCGGTAAACAAAGATGTATCTACCCCTCTTACTTTACCAAATATAGTCATTGCTCAAACTCATCATATAGCAACTTCTGTCGTAGTCATAAATATAACTCAACTAATATTATCTACTAAATCAGCTTGTGCTAATACGAATCAAGTAGGAGATGGTTTTACGAAACTTCAGTTAGGTATTATACTACCTGTAGTATTAGTAAAAACATTACCTAATTCTTGTCAAAGTTGTATTGAATTTCATAAATCAGTATCTAAATCTAATGTATGGTCTGCTGCACTCCATCTAAGTCTTCAATCTGTGTGTGTAGTCGAAGCAGGAGTTAAATCAAAATCAGCACTTTCAATATTCTGTAATATTCAAGTATCTGTTTCAGTAACTACTCAATTATCTACTACTGTTCAAGTTGTAGAATCAAATCTAACTAAAGCATTATCTGTAGCACTAGCAGGTCATAATGTTGAGCCATCTAGTTTAATTTCATCAGTAGTCGTAAATGATGCTGTAGTAGCATCTAAAACAGCTTTATTACTATGTGTATGTCTAGCTGAAGTATTTGCTGCTACATCAGTATTTGCAGAAACTTTAACTTCAGTATAATATTCATTAGTTCATTCTGATAGATCAGAAGTTGTCTTATCTCAGAATATAGTAGTTCATACTTCTGTAATTGTAGCGTCTTTTAAAGCATTAGAATCTGCTGAATCTGCTAATGGTAATATATCTCATCATACAGGTGTCTTACCTGTAGTATCTGTTGGGAAAATAGTCATAGTTTTTATATTAGAAATTATTTTATGCCCAAGTAGTAGTAATTTTTGGTACTAAATTATCAGTTCATCAAGATATAATTTGTATATCAACTCAATCAACATCTTGTATCTGTATTCAATCAACATCTTCAAAAGCTGTAACTCATATAAATCTTGGTCTATCCCATTCTGTTATTATTGGTGTTCTCATAATAAGTATAATTAAAAATTAATTAATTTCAATTCAATTCCTCTCAAACTTGAGAAGTTCATATTACTCATGCTTTTTGTAAAAGGTTTTGTATATCTATATCTCATCTTCAATAAATTTGTTTAATCATTTTATTTAATAAAGTATTTGGATCTCTCATCTTTTCTATTATTTTTACAACTAATGCAGTTTTACTTGCGGCTGTAATTTCTCATCTAGCAGCTTGTCATAATGCAGAAAAAAATCAAAATTGTGAAACTATATCATTTCAACTATCTCTTATTTCTTGTGCTACTTTAGCATAAAGAGGTTCTTTTATATTAGAAATTGCAGCATATTCTCTTTTAAATCCTTTAACTCATTCTCATACTTTTCATAAAAGTTCCTCTAATTGATTTCAAAGTCTAGTGTTAATTTCTGTAAGGAAAGATTTATTTAATCATTTTGGCGCTCATTCTCTCAATTCCGTTGCTACTACTCTTTTTAAATCTTCTATTTCTTGAAAAGTTAATTTTTGAGTTTCTCTATTTTTCCAATAATTAACTAATCCCTCAAAGGCTTCTTCTGTTTCTTTAGTTTGTCCAATTCATGCTCATGTCCTTTGTCATGCTACTTTTGGATCTATTTTATTAAGAATATCATCAGTAATTCAAGTTAATTGTACAGTTCATGAATCTCAAGCTTTTGCTAATATAGGATTAATATTTTTAGTATAAATATCTTGTTGTCTTTTATTTAATACTTCAAATAATTCAAGTCTAGTTGTTGGTTTATCTCAAGTTGCTTTAATTGAATCTAAAACAATTTCAGCATCTTTTTTTACATTTCAAGCACCTAAGTTCTTTAATTGACTAGGTTTTAATCATGTTATTTTTCTTAACATATCTACAGGACTTCAAGCTCATACAATTTTAGCTATTCATCAAATAAATGGATTTACTACAGCTCACACAGTTAATCACTCTTTAGTAACTTCTCATTCAGTAACAGCCTCAAATTGAGCCACTTGTCAAGCTCATGTAACAGCTGATTTTAATATATTTCATACTTTTGGAATATTTCAAATAAGTTCCATTCACTTACTTATTAATGGAGCTTTTCATGCTGGAGTTGGAGTAAAAGCTAATCAATATTTAGCTAAGGTTCATCATAATTTAGTTTCTAATCATTCAGGATTTTTAGTAAATTCTTGCTGTATAGCTTCTTTTGTTTCTAGTCATATAGATTTTAATTCATCTCATAATCATTCTGATTCTTTTGGAGTTAATAAGTCAGCTCAAAATCATAATAAATTTCATACTACTTCAAATCATGTTGATAATGCTCAAATTTTTACATCAGATGGTCTAACAACATCTATTACTTTTTCTCATATAGTTTCTCTCCCTGGAATATCAAAAACTGGGGTTTCTTCTATTGTAGTTATAGTTCATAATTCTTCATCAATATCTATACCTTCTATAGTAAATCCTTTAGATTTATATGAATTTAATAATCAATCAAATATTTCATCATCTGACATTTCTCAAAATTTTCAAGAAGCTTTAGCATTATTAAAAGACTCTTGAAATTGCTCTTGAGTTCTTGAGTTAGATTGTTGAGTTTGTATTTGTTGGTCTATGTCTGCATCAATAGCTCATGTATCTACTCCTAATTTTTGCAAATTAGCAGGAGTAAATTTTTGGTCTTCCTGTTTTTGTCCAGGAAAAGTACCAAATTGTCATTGAGCAAATGCTTGTTGAAAAGTTCTTTCAGGCATAATTAATTAATTATTTTATAAATTCATCAAAATCAGTATTTGTAGGAGTTGTACTTATTGTTTTACTTCTAAAAGAAGTTCAAGTAGGTGTTGTTCATAATTTAAATTCAGGGAATAATTCATTAAATAAATCAATATCATTTAATTTAGTTCTAGCTCTTATTGTTCCTGATTTAACTGTAGACCCTCTAAAGCTTTCTAACATATTTGTAAATCTTTTAGGATTATCTTTTAATTGTGGTAATTGTGCTGATAATCTTACATATTCAGGTTCAGATACAGCAACTCAACTTATAGATTTTACATAAGCTGCTAACATTTTACCTGTTAATTGATCTATTCTAGTAAGTGTTCAATCTCATATTTCATCTCAAACTCTTTTAGCTATAGCATTTCATGCCGCTGTAGTTAATCAAGTATCAACATCTAAATCACTAAATAAGTCTTGTATAACTGTAATTTGTTCCTGTACATCTAATGCAGGTGCTAATTCATCAAATATAGCCTTGTCTCATAAAATAGCTTGCCTTATTTGATTTTTTAAAGGACTTAAATCTCAATCTCATAAAGCTGATTCTCAAATAGCTCTATTAAAATTCTTAACTTGTTCTTTATCAGAAGTCTTAGAACTTTCTCAAGTAACTTCTTCAAATTTTCTAACTAAATCTATGTTATCCTGTCTAAATTGTTCTATTTTAGTTCACATTTCACTAACTAATCAAACATCAGCTCATAGCTTTGTTTTAGTCGTTTTATCAATAGTATCTGCTCATAAGAATAAATCTATTGCTGTATTTCTAGCTAATCTATCAGTAACAAAATCCGTATCCGCAATAGCCTCTGTAGTTCACATAAATTGATTTGGGTCTATCCAATTTCAACCTCTTAATGCAAAACTTCAGTTATCAGATACTCTGTAATCTAAATGACTACCATCTCATCATTCTCATTTAACTACTGTTCAAGTATTTCACATTTCAGCTATAGTTTGTCCTCTTTTTACTTCATCTCAAACATGTACAGCTGAAGCATTTAAGTGATTATAAACATGTTGATTTCAGTCAGTATCTTCAATAACTATTCTTCTACCAAATCATCCACTTTCATTTGCTTCTTGTAGAGCAATAACTTTTCAATCTGAAAAAGAGCTAATTATATCTCAAATTTGTCCATCTATATCTATTCATGGTGTTCATGTTGTTCAATCTGCTAATTTAACATTATCTCTAGTTACAGGAGAAGTTGCTCCATAATTTTGAGTAACAGTTCATGTTCAAGTTTGAATAAATGATGTTGGAGTGACTCACTCTGTTCAATCAGCAGGTTTAAATTCAACTTCTCATGTATTAGGATTAAAAACCATTAATCATCAAGATGTAGAAAATCATTGAAATGCTTTTTTATTTAATTCATTTTGTTTCTCTAAATAAGCTAATTTATAAGATTGATCTTTAGCTGCCGCCACATCTCAATCTTTAATAGCTTGTTTCCTAGCTTCTTCAGCTCTAGTTATTGACTCTTCTAATAATTTATCTTGTCTAGTTATATCTTCTTGTCTGATAATATCGGTTCTAGTTGTTCAATATAAAGTATCTATTAATTGATTCTTTTGATCTAACATAGACATATTAAATTCAAATTCAGCTTTATCTTGAGTATCTGCATATTGATAATCAGCCATTTGATTAGAATAAGTTCTTTGTAATGCAAATAATTCATCATCAACAGCCTCTGTTTCATCTCTAGCGATTTTTAATTGAGTAGATAAAGGTAAATTAGGATTCCTTTTTTTTACATTATCTAATATTCTTCTTTTTTCTACATTTAATTCATCAATCTGACTAGCTGTGTCTTGAGATAATTTTCTTAAATTATTAGTTTCTTCTGTTCAAGCTTTATAAGTAGAATACATAGTTTCTATGTTTTCAAACATATTAACTTTTGTATCTAAATAATCTTTATCTAACTTTTCCAAAGTTGTTGAATTTTCTTCTGCTTTAGTTGTAGAAGTTACTGTAGTTTCTCATCAAAAACTCTTATATAATTCTAATGAATTATTATTAATAGAGTCTGTTTTAATTGATGTTTCATATTCCGCTGAAGCCATTAACATAGCAGTTGTTGGTTCTCATCAATTCATTTTAATTAATCTATTCCATGTTTCTCAACCGGTAGCAATTTCATTTGACTTTAATCATTCTAAATAAATATCTGAAGTAGCTCATTTATATTTAGAATATTTCTTAAAAACAGCAGATGCAGTAATAGCCTCTCTGCTTCATTCTTTAAATTTAGCTGAAGTTCAAAATTGATTAATAATATCTAATGCTTCATCAAAATTAGATGGATTAAAAGTAATTCATCATTTTTGATCTATATCAAAAGAAATTCAAGCATTTTTAGCAAAAGTTTCTTTTTCATTATCCACTATTCATAAAGATTTTCTTATAGGATTTCAAGCCGAATCTATTATCCATTCAAATCTTTCCCCATCTCTTATTCAAGTAACTTTATTTCAAACTACCTGTACATCTTCAGTAGTAGTAGTTGGAGAATTTTCTAAAAAATTAGCTAAATTATCTACATTACTTCACGCAGTCTTAAATTCCCCTAAAGTTTTTATTTCTAGTGGCTTCTCTTCAATTTTTGGTTCTTCAACTTTAACTTCTTCGATTTTTGGTTCTGTGATTTTTGGTTCTGTAACCTTAACTTCAGGAGGAGTAATAACTTCCCCTGAAGTTAAGTCTGTTGTAATTTGAGATTTATCTTCTGATTTAACTCATTCTGTTGGAGTTGGCTCTTTAATAGTGTCTGTAGGAGCTTTAGCTCATTCCACTCATCTATCAGTTAAGGTTTGATTAACTTTATCAGCTCAAAACTTATCAATAGCAGCTTGTACTTTTGTTTTATCTAAATCAGAAACTTGTTTTATTCAATTATTCTTTTCAGGCATAATCAATTTGTGAGTTATTAATTAAAGTATATTTATTTCTTATCATATTGCAACTAAATGTAAATCTATGCTTAATCCTTGATTTACTGTATGTTGCATCGTAAATCAATCTTCATCAAAACTTCTCATTTTAAACCTTTGTTGTAATGTTGTTCCTCTATATATATGTACAATATCAGTAGTTGCAGAAGCAGTTATAGAAAATTTATCTCTAAAATTATATAGATTATAATTTATTGTAGTAAATAATGTTCAATCATCTTGTAATACTGTTTTACTATCTGATTCTGCATCTTGGTTTGTATAAATAGCATTTATCTGTACAGATTTAGGTCTAAATCAAGTAACTATTTTAATATCATCAGTTCATGCTATCGCTATAACACGATAATGTGAAGTAAATCTTTTAACTGTTGGTACATTTTTTAAACTAATGCTGGCATCTAATTTATCTTCAGTTAATCAAGGTATGTTATTTATAACTATCATTCTGCATATATTTGTAAAGTAAATGTGTCATTTCTATTAATATCTACTAAGGTAAATCATGTATCTGTAATTACTCATATTTTTGCATAAGTTCTAGTATCTTCTATATGCATAGCATCTACAACTGTATTACTTCAGCTTCATAAAGATACTAACGAGGAAGTTCAATATTGAGCTGTAACAGTTATAGTTCAATCATCATTTTCAACTGACCAACTTTTAGAAGCAAAAATATCAGGTGTTGTATAAAAAGCATCTATAAAGATATATTTTGGCCTAAATCATACAGTAATTGTTTGGTCTGTTGTAGTCCCTATAATCCTTTCTCAGCTATAAGTTTTTATCGCATCTAATCATCTAACACTAATACTAGCATCTATCTTATCCTCCGTTAATCAAGGTACCACCTCTGTAGATAATTCAAACTCAGGTATTGTTTCAGGTATATATTCTGTTATTTCTTCAGCCATATTAATCTATATTAGAATATATAAGTTGTATTTCATAAAGTTTAGGTGTAGTAGTTCAATCTGATATAAAATTAATCTTAAACGCTATATCAAAAAATACATCTTTTTTAGAATATACTTCTGTTTTAGTAATACTTGTTCATGCTATAATAGTTTCAGCAGAAGTAAATGATCATCAATCTATACTATATTGTAATTCTATTGTATTATCAACATCACAATCACTTGTAACTAATTTAATTTGTTCTATTTTCTTTTTTTGTATCCTACTTCATCAGTCTATGATATTTGTTTGTAGGTATCAACTAGGTTTATATGTAGGAGTAGTTGTATTTACATCTATATATTCCATAAATGTTCAGGCTCATGTTTCTATTCATATATATAGTCTATCTGTAGCTGTTAATTCTACTCATTTAATAGCGCTAATAGTAGAAATTTGTGTGTCTAAACTATCTTTTGAATAAGGAATATTAAATCATTTACTTAGTGTTGGATTTCATGTCCCATATGAAACTAAATCATCAGAAGTTATCCCATCTTGTACAAAATATAATTGATTAGATAATCTTCATCATTGATTAGTTTGTGAATAAGTGATCTTAAATAAGTAATCTCATAATCTTTCACTATCTCTAGTTAAAAGTAAATCTTGTATAGTATATCAAGTTAGCACTTTAATTTTTGATTGAAAATCACTCTTTCATGCTAATATATAATCAATTTTACCATCATTAATTACTCATCTAACAGCTTCTTGTACTTCTAAAAATGAATCTATAGAACCTGTCTCTCAATCCCAAAATGCTATTGTTCAATTTTCTGTATAAACTTTAAATACTCAACCTGTTCTTGTTAATCATACTATTTCTCAATCCCATATATCATAATTTGTAACTATATCATCTTGGTCTACTACAGATACTAAATCTCCATTTCATAAGTAAAACTTAGTATTTAATAAAACAACTACAGGATAAATATTGGCTGAAGTTGTTATACTATCTCAAGTAGTAGTTATATTCTCTGATACAGTTCATGTCCAATTATTGGCTGCAGCATTAGCTATTGTAATTCTATTTAATGGACTAGAATTATTAGTTAGAAAATATAAATATCCATTAAATTGCCAAGCATTTAAAGCTTGATTTCATAAAGTATACTTTAATATTCAAGTGCTAGCATCATATATTTCTCATCAATCACAATATGCAAAAGTATTACTTCATGCTGTTATAAATCAATTAACTTGTGCAGCAGTAGTATATCTTCATTCTGAGTCTTTATTTAAACTTACATAGTAACTATTAGTATTCAAATCTAAATTCTCTGCATACAATACTTGTTTTCAAGTAGTTAAAAAATCATCCTGAGATATTCCTCAAGTGAAGTTTTTAAGGTTTATTCAAAAATGATTTGTTTCAAATGCCATATTATAATAGGTTAGGCTCTATAACTATGCTAGGAGATTCTCTATCTATAGGATAATCCATATATAATGGACTAATATTCCTATCTGATAATTCCTCAGTAGATTGCTTTCTTTGTCTAATATATTCTTGTTTTTCTGATATAGATTCTTGTCATTTCCCCATAGCTTTATATATATATGGTAAAATTCATTGAACTAATACTTCATGATGATCTATAGGAATAACCATCGCAGATTCAGTAGTAGTAGTTTCATAATCTACTATTTTTTTAATTCATTTTAATTCTATTCATGCTGCAGTAGTTGCTGTAGGCATAGGTGCTACAAAAATACTATTATCAGCTATATAGTAAATAGGAAATTCTTTATCTTGATTATTTTTATAATAACTCCAATTTCTTTTTAATGATGATAATTTAATCGGTTTAGCTTTTATGTATTTTAATCCTCAATCATCATAAGTTTCATTATCATAATTAACCGATACACTTGTAACTTTTTTACTTCAAGCTGAGTCGCTAGCCATTAATGGTAATACATATTCATCTTGATCAGCTACAGTATCAGTAGTGAAAATATCCCAATCATAATCTTCACTTATAGAAGAAACGATATAACTCCAAAAATTATTCTTAACTATGTTTAAATATTTAAGAACTTGTGCATCAGGGAATTGTGTTGAATTAGTATGAGATTGATCTCTTGCTAAATCTAATATATCAGATACATCCATAATTATTTAAGTTAAATAACAAAAACCAACCCATTATTTATAATGAGCTGAATTTATTATTTACCAGCCTTTAAGGTTTTAACTTCTTCAGCAGTAAAATCTCTTCATGTAGTATGAAGTTTATGAATTTTAGAATCTAAATCCTTAGAATCTATTCTTTTGTCCACAAGATTACCAGCTTTATTTTCTACTTTTACATTAAGTAACATAGTAATAAAAATTATAATATAAGTATTATTATACTATCATTTATATGATTTTTGTCAAAAAAAAATGAACTAGATAGATTTAGTTCATTTTTGTAAATTTGCAGTTGCTGTGAGAATCTGTAGATTAAATGGTGAATGTAAACCTCATTTAGAAAGAGGTATAATGTGATCAACATGGTATTTTTCTTGAAATATATCTTCCATTACTTTTGCTAACTTGTAAAAAAAGGAAGTATTAGATACTGTTACCCAAAATGGTGTTTGATTTAATTTCCTATTTTGTCTGATTCTAACAGATGCTAAGTGTTTTTCAGGATTTTCTCTTTTCCATTTTCTTCAAGCTTCTAATAATTTATCACGATTTTTAATTCTAAATTGTTTATGTTTTAATTTAAGTAATTCCTTATTTTTATTTCTGTATATTTGTTTTTTATATTTTACTTCATCTATATTATTTAAAACATAATTTCTATTTCTTTCAGAAATTTTTTCTTTATATTTTAAATAATATAATTTTTCTTTCTTTTTAATAGATTCTAAATTATTTTTTCTATAATTCTTAGCAATATTTATTAATTTCTCTTTATTATTTTCCCTATATTTTTTACCTTGTTCTCTTATTTTTATAATATTATTTTGTCTATAAATTTTTTGCTTTATTATTAACTGTTCTAAGTTTTGTTTTCTATATTGTTGTCATAATTCTTTTATTTTCTCTTTATTATCCTCTCTATATTTTTTTCTTTGTTGTTGTATTTTAATATTATTCTTAGCAGTATATTTTGCTCTTATATGTTTTTGACAATCTTTACAATTATATCACCTTCAATTAGGTCTTCTATTATCTTTTATAAAGTCTTCTAGTTTTTTATTTACCTTACATTTTGTACATATTTTTCCCATATTTTTTAAAAACAAAAAAACCAACTCATTTAGTGGAATGAATTAGTTTTTAACTAAGTATAAATACTTACTCCACTAATTGTAAGGATTTATACAGAGAGTATACTGATAAATTTAAAAAAGTAAAATAAAAAAGAGAGATAATTAAATCTCTCTTAATTTTTAGCTTTATAAAGCGATTATGCTTCAGCAGCTTGTGATACGATTTGTAAATCATAAATTCTCTCAGCCCCCTCAGAAAAAGTCTTAATTCAATATCTAGCCCAAGTCATATATCTTACTCCAAGTTGTTTTTGAACATCTTGTACTTTAAGAGATACTTCTTTTTGCATTACTAAATTAATTGCTCCTCTTTCCATAATTAAATTATGAATAGTAACAGCTTGAAAATCATTAGCAGCAGCAGTCATAGAAGTAGAAGCTACTTTGTAACCTCTTTTAGATTCAATTAATACTTGATCAGTACCATCAGTTGCAGTAATTCATTCCATTTTAGATCTATCAGCAGTAGATAATTCTACATATTTAGTTCATGGAGTAGTCCCATTAATCGCAGCAACTAAATTTGTAGCCGATTCATCAGCAGTACCACCAATATCTACATCTCAAGCAAGAGCAGGAGAAGCAACATATGTAAATACTACACCATTAACAGTAACGGTATTAGTAGCAGTTGGATTAGTAGCTAAATCTAAAACATAGTCAGCAGTTAGATTTGTAGAAACAACTATAGCCATATTTTGAAAATCCCCTCTGTAACCTTTTTTAAATGAAGCATCAGCTACTTTAAAAGTATTACCCAAAGAAGCTACCCCTATTGTAGATAATTGAAAAGGATCAATAACAGCAACAATGTTTGAACTATCCACACCATCATTTACTAATTGTGCGAAAGTATTACCATAAGTTTCTACAGTATTACCTGAAGCACCAGTAGTTAAAGTAATTGGAGCAGCAGAAGCATTATTAGCATTAGAATATTCGTTAAAGAAGTTACCTTCAATATCTTGTTTAATTCTATAAGCTGCTTTTGGAGCAGCAGATGCAACAACATCATAACCATTATCAAGATTATCAACATCATCATAAACAAAAGTTACAATAGGAGTTTGATTAATTACTAATTGTTCATTAGAAAAATTTAAGTCTTGATCTGTAACATCTGTATATTTTTCGTACGATTGTACATTTTGAAATTCTGGTCTTGGAAAGTTAATAGTATTCCCATCAGGCATATTAGCCATAAGAGTAGTATTAGCTAAATCCATAGCTACTAGAGTATCTTCTAGTAATGCTTGAACCAATTTCGTATATTTCTGTTTATTTAAAACAGATACTGAATTAGCCATAATAATATGTATTAAAATTTAAAGTTATTTGGTTTTAATACTACTATTTTCCTATCTAATTTTTCCTTTAAGTCTTTGGTATTCCAAATACTTGTCATTAGGAAGCTTTAAAGCCTCTTCATCAGTTAAATCAGCGAGTTTTTTCCTTACTTTAACATTAGAGCTTTTAGAACTAAAATCATTGCTAGAACTAGACTCTGTAGGAATTTTAGCTTTTACTAAAGTAAGCGCATCTTCAAAAGACATGTTTGGATATTCGTCTAAGGTAGCTTCCATTTGATTTTTATATTCTTTAGCTTCAGGATTTTCTATAGTGAAAAACCTAAACTCTGTCTTATCAAAACCAGTAGAATCATCCTCAAATTCATCTTCCTCATCTTCTCAATCACTATCGTTATTAACTAATTTAGCTTTTAAGTCAGCGATTTCTTTATCTTTAGCTTTCATAGCTTTAGACATCTTTTTCCAATTACTTTTTTTACCTTTAGTAGAGGATGTATTTTCCTCGTCTTCATTTTTAACTTTCGTAGAGGTAGAAGATTCTTCCTCATTAGTTTCTACTATAGTTTCGTCTTGATCAGCAGACTCATCTATTAGTTCAAAATCTAATTCTGACATAATTTAATATGTTAATGTTAAGGCCATTTAAGGCTTAGGGTTAAAACCTAAATGGTTGTTATAACGATAATCTCTAGGTTATAACAACTATTAAATTTTAATCTTGTTTTTCTTCTTGAGTTGGGGCCTCCTCATAAACTGACTCTTCTTTTTCTTCTTGTTTTTCTAATGCAGCTATCATTCAATCTAATTGTGTTTGAAAATATCTGTTATCTTGTACCTCACATCTAAGTAAATCAATTTTATCAAATATTTGAGAACTATTTGTTATTCAATATTGATCTCTTATCCCTAGTGTAAGAAATTCTTCTGTTTTGTCAATTTGTGCTTGTAAATCTTCTCTTAAAATAAGAGCTCATTCTCATGTATCTTTTATCTCTTCTAATCTATTTCTATTAAATACCATTCTTTGTGCATTCACATCATGATTAGAATAAATACAATCATTTTGCTCTGTTGGTATTCAATCCTTATATAATTCTAATATCTTAGATTGTTTAGTCTCTTGTCTATTTTTGCATTTAGTAAGAATATCTTGAAATTCTTTAGATTCGTTATATTTTCTTAATTCTGTAATTTTAGCCATTTTTATTGATTAGATATTAAACTAGAACTTTCATTAGCTATTTGACTCATTCATTGTGCTCATACATTATTTTGTACTGATTCTGAAACCTCAGTCATTTGTTGTTCCTTATCTCAGCCTTGTGCTTTATATAAATCTAATAAAGATTGTCTATAAACCATTGTGTTCAATTCTTGTGGAGCAGCTTTTATAGCAATTAAATGTGTTAATGGATCATAATCAGATTTAACTTCAACAAATTCTCAATAAGTTAATGCCTCTACATTTTCAATAGCTATTATCTCTTGTGGAGTTAATGGTATTTCTATCTCTACTTGTGCCTCAGGGATTCATGAACTTGTAAGAAATCTTCTATATGAATAATTCTGTGCAGCCTTAGGTCTTTCTAATGTTTGTAGTAATGGTAGAGTATTTGCATAAGCTACTCTCTCTTTATCTTTTCTTTTATCTAATTCAGCAACAGTTATAACTTGTATTCTAACAAATTTCTCTGATAAGAAATCTTTTCTTTTTAATTCTCTAGGAATTATTCAAAATCAAGTATTAAAATTAACTATTTTTGTATCTCAATCAGTAAATTTTTCTAAATATCATCTTAACCATAAATTTAATAATTGCTTCTCTCCCCAACTCTCTACCTTAGAAGATAAAGCTAAATTTACATCAGTATTTGATTGGATTAATTCATTAGTTCATACACCCTCTCTTCTTTCAGTAGTAGAACCTTGTGCTATCTTCCCTACAGAAGTAGATGCCTCTACTTGTCTATCTAAACTATCATCTACTATATATGAATTATCAGCTCTAAAATCTCTTTGAATTGGAGTAACAGCGTTATTTAAACTCTCTCATTCTAATGGATTAGCTGCTACTAATTTATTAAATCAGAAATTTAAGTCTTCTTTATTCTTAATTAACCTAGTATTGTACATATACATAGGATAAAGCTCAGCCATTGATTTATCTAATCTTAAATTAGCCATCAGCGCCTTAACCCTCTGAACATCACTTATAAATGTAGCAATTCTATCTCCAAACGGATTACTAGTTCTTGGTTTCCGATATGTGAATGCAAATGGAAATGGTATTAATTGATTATCTTTTTTCTCTTTATTATCTATCGTTTTTAATAATTCTCAGTCTACAATAGTTTTTTGTTCATTCCCCATTGTAAACATAGCCTTTACAGTAGCTTTTGGTCATACAAATATTCAAAAATGTGTATAAATTTTGAAATTTGGATTATCTGAATTTCCTTGTTTATACGATGTGTTTAAATCTGAATTAACCTGGTCATCCGATCTACTTCTATCACTTCATCTAAAATCTCATGTACTTGGATTTAATTGCTCTATAATCTTATCACTATATCATAAATTTTCTAAATCTGTTTTAAACATTTGTTTGTCAAAACCTGTATATGAATAATTTCCATTCACATAATCCCCATCAGGGTCAGGAATCCAATTTCTAGGATCAACAGTTTCAAATTTAGGACTCTTAGTAATTCCACACCATCAAATTTTTGCAACTATACCAACTCAATAGAAAAATTTATCCCAATCTCTTTGGTATTTTAATATTTCAATATCTTGTTCGTTAAAATCTTCCTCTAAAGTAGCATTTAAATTTTTCACTATATAATCTCTACCTATTTTTGTAGAAATAAATTTTGACTGAGGTCTGTCTACATAACTTCTAGCCATTAATGCAGAATGCACATTGAAAAGAGTAGTATCTCAAATCTTATCCTTATTCTTTTTTTGATTATTAAATAATCTCATATCTGTTTCAAAAATTTCTCTTTTTTTTGTAACAAATCTATATCATCTCTCGTATTCTGAAGATATTTGTGATATAATATCCTCCTTCTTTAATCAAGTTGCTTTTAAAATATCTTTTAACATAAATAGCTTTTTTATGTACTAATATAATTATATTAATCTAATATACAGATAAATCAAGTTCTTTTTTCTCCTCTTCTTCTCATTCTATTAAAAACTTCAATAATTCATCTTGATCTATTTCTTTTTGAGATTTTGAGTTGATAATATCTTCTTCAGAAATATTTCCATTTGAATGTTCCTTTATAAGATAATACATTCTCATTGAAATCATGTCAGCAAGGTCAGGCGAGTGTCATAGCTCTTCTTTCATATCACTCTTTGGTACTATCTGTAACTTACTATCATTCACAACATCTTTCTCTTTCACAGTTAATAATTCTTCTATTATCTGCTCTTTTTTATCATTATCTGTAGTAATAGTAATTAATGACATATATTTCTGAAGATAATAGAATGCTTGTGTCCTTAAATTAGCATAATTCCTCTTTTTGTATTTCAATAACTTAGCCGAATACGGATGAATAGCCTGAGTATTACCAATAAATCATTTACAACCTAACATATCAACTAATCCTCATCAAACACCAATTTCATCTATTAATATATTATCTATAGGGACAGCAAATTTAGCCTGCAAAGTCTCTATCTTATTAGCCTGGGTTACTAAGTCAGCCTTAGGAATAGTAATAATATCTTTTAAATGTAATCATTCAAAATATCAAATCTCAGTACCATCTTTACCTAACCTCGCAGCATCCACAATTAAAAACGGAGTTGTATCACCCTGATATTCCCTCGTGAACATACCTTCTATAGTATTTGAATCATATAATATATTAGGAGAGTCATCAAAATCAAAGTTACCATACAATAATCTCTGCTTTCTTATAGAACTATCAGGTAATCTCTCTAATCTCTCTATATATTTAATATCTACCCATGGATTATCCCCAACCTTAGATGGTATAAATTCCATATAAGAAGGTAATTGCTCCTGTTTCCATGGACGATAAAATTCTGACCTAGTAAAATTAGTTCCTGGATTACATCCTGTAAATGTACAACCTTTAAAATTCCATGAATATGTGTGAATAAGTTTGTTCTTTATTATTTCCGATTTCATTAATTTGTACGGAATTCTAAGCATCTCTTTCCTCACAATATAACATATCCTTCCTCAATCTAAAATTTCCTCTAAAATATCATCCTTATTAAGTGTACACTCCTTCTCGTCCCTAACAGTCTGACCTACTATCTTAAACTCAACCTCCCATCATGGTTGTATTTGCTCCTCAGTATAATCCTTATACTCTATAGGTACTTCTGTTTGAAAACTACCATCCAATTCACTCAACCTACCTGATAATACCTCCCTAACCTTATTTGACATTTGTTGCCCCTCATCTAAAAAACCACCACTATATCAATATGATCATATCCTATCAAACTCAGGATCTCATGGCTCTAAATTTACCTGTATCACATATAATTTACTCTTATTAATAAATTCTATATGCCTCTCATCCCTAATTTTATCCCTATAACTCTTCTCGTCATATCAAAATCTCCTAATAACATTATAAAATGTATTAAGTGTAGTCGCCTTTAAATCAGCAAGCACAGTTCTAGCTAATAACCAAGAACTACCAGGAAATGCAGATAAACATATAGCTAATATCATACCTATAGTCTCACTCTTTCATCATCTTGCCGCACCACCGAAAAGTATATCCTCAGTCTCGTCATTAAAAAAACATTGAATCGCCTTAAATTGTTTCTCTGATGCTAGTAGTGTGTTTTTAACCATTATTATTAACTATGTTAATTGTTATATTTGCAGGTATTAATTGTGTATTCTTATCATCATCCAATCCTAATAGTTTTAAATTACTTTTAAAAGCACTGTCTTTAGCACTAACTATATCAGTTATCCTTAATGATCAATCTTGATGCTCTAATCTCTCTATTAAATTTTTATCAGCTAAATTAATGATTCTCTCATTCTGCTTAATAGTATATAACTCAGATGAAGTATCTTCTGTAAGTGAAATGTCCGTGGGGTCGTCTTGAAATGAATCAAGAAATTGTTGAGCCTCCTGTTCTGTTAATGTCTCTTGATTAGTCATAGTGTGTGAAGTTAATAATATTCCCATTTAAATCCTCATGCTGTCTTTTGTTTTCATCTACAAACATCTCAAACATGACTTATTCATAAATCTCTTATAATATCAGCTATACTATACCATTTTTTAATAAAATCTCAATTTTTTGTGTATTGACTTATTTTTTTACTAGAATTATGATACTTTCAAAACTTTCATAAAGAACTCCTTGGATGATTAGTTTGAAATATTGTCTTGTTTCATAAAATTCTATAAGAATGCTTTTGATTATCGCTATGAGTACAATATTCAAGATTATTTAAATTATTATTAGATTTATCTCAATCTTTATGATTAATTTTGATTCCCTTTAAACGATATCAAATAAATTCATTCATCACTAAAGAATGAATAGTGTGAGCTTTTATAGTTCAATTATTATATAAAATAACTTGCTTATATCATCTAGTGTCTCCATGACTTAATACTCTCTGAGTATTTGAGTTTTTTACTCTACCATAATTTGATATTTGATATGATCAATTATAAATCACCTGCTTAATATAAGTAATATCTCTCCATTCTTCCATATTTTATTTTACTTAAAAAAAGCAAGAATAAGGCAGATTTGGATAACACCTTATTATTACTTTTTTAAAATACCAAATCTTTTAAGTTATCCAATAAACACTATATATAGAAAATCTCAAAAGTCAAAAAATGCTTATATACTATAGTTACAATTATTTCACACTTTAAATTTAAACTCCCCCTGTGGGGTGGTAAAATTTTTAGTGAATTATAAATACATCACATAATGTCTGTTATGTAATATATTATATAGGTTGTTTATGGCTTAAAATAGCCAAAGTATATAAATATAATAACATAGATCTAAAAATATGTGTTTTTTGATCTCGAATATGAGCAATTTATATACCTTTTTATATACTTTATTGTTTACATTTTTTTTACAGCTATGTAAACAAATATAGATATAAAAGGGCTATTTAAAGCCTTTTTTGATTAACTTTGTTTACATATTCTAATTAATTTCATTTTTTTTTTAAAAAGGGGAGTAATATATATGTTTTTATGCTTAATGGAGAATTTATGTAAACAATGTAAACAAATTTGAAAAATGTCCTTTAAAGTAAACTAAAACCCCTGATTTCAAAAAGTGTTAAAAAATGTAACACGATGTAACACTTTCAGAATAAAAATAACAATTTTTAATTGTCAATACCACTTTTAAAAATTTCTTGTTACAAACTTATAAAAAAAATGTAAACAAACCCCCATATTTTGTAACACGCCACTTTTTCACACTTCTTTTTTCACCCCCTAAAAACTATACACTTTCGCACAAAAAAAGCCTCTTTTTTATAAGAGACTTTTTTAATATATTATTATTAAATAACATATTAATAATATAATTATATCCATGTTATTTTTTTAATATTAAAATTTCTTTTTTTAATTGTTTAATATTATCATTATATCTTTTTGTAGTTTCGATTATATCTTTTTTATATCTTTTTATTTTCCACTCTTTAGATTCAATTTCTTTTTGTAGAATTTTTTCTTTTTGCATTATTAAATGTTTACTAATCCATTCTTTATTTGGTATATACTTTTTATCATATGAATTTAATCCTAATTTTGTTATTTTAGTTAAACAATAATTTGATTCTTCCATATGCTCACTCCCTTGACACTCTAAGCATTGTCCCCCTAATTTATCTAGTCAATACTGTTTGCCGCAATAATTACAGCTACATCTATTATTCATAACTTCCTGAATTTTTTCACTTCCTTCGCTTACATAGTAACCCTCCTTTATATTAGAATTATTAAAAATAGTTTCGCTCCATAGCCAAAATCTATATCCATTTTGTCCATCTTTTCAAACCGTGTTAAATTGATCTTCAAATATATAAGAATCATCTAACTCATAATATCATTGTAAATTTTTTATATCTAAGCTCCTTTGGGAACTAAACATTGTGTCTTTTTTTAATCCTTTACTTTTTAACTCTTCACATATACCCTTATATATATTAAAATCACTTTCTTTACTTATATCTAAATAGTAAGTTTTTACTATAAATTTTATATTATTATTCATTTTATTTATAATTATTGTTAAAATATTCCTCCACTTGTTTAAATGTATAGTTAATTTTTATTAGTTTTTTAGCTTTATTAAAAGTTTTTTCATTACTAATATATATTAAATTATCTAAGTTATTATCAATTACAACATGACTATTTCATATATTATATATATCAGAATTACTAACTAGTTTTAAATTACAATTATCTATATTCATGATTAATTCTTTTTCTATCATTTTATTACTTATTATTATTAAAATATTATTAATCCATCATTATAAAAGACCTGTTCTTTTATTTCCTGCCTTAGCATCTCGCTTTTTTTAAAAGCCTGTTTGTTTTGCTTTTCTAATTTTTTATTAGTTATTATTTTATTATTCATAATTATTTTTTAAATTTTAAATTATTTATTTATCATATCTAAAATATATCTCTTGTGTATCACTTAACTTGTTAAAATGTTTGCTTATTACAATACCCGTTGTAGTATTAGACAAAAATATTAAACTTGTGTAAATTAATTCTATATTATCATTATTTATTAGTCCTTTACTTTCACAAACTACCAAAAAATTATATATTTTTTTTCAATTTAAATTTGAGTATATCTCACAATTATTATTTAATTGTTTTTCATAATCAATTCAATATTCTTTTTTATCTCTTATTTTATAAGAATTTTTTCAGTATCTTTTTTGCATCTTTATATATTTACATTATAAACTAAA